TAGTAGGACCAGATACACCTCCACAGTTAAGAGTTCCAACAGCGAATAAACACTCATCAATAGGACGGATATCAAGATTGATCTTGACCTCGTGGTATTGAAGAGCGATTAAAGGAAGAGCAAGTCCGGGATTGCGGCAATACCAGAATTGGAAAGGAACATAAAGAGTGGTCTCAGGAAGAGCGTTACGGGGAGCGCACACTTGACGAGGGGCGTTGGCCTCACAAGGTCCATCAACATCATTGAAAGAAGGATCAGTGATGAAGGTGAGTTGAGTGGTGTTACCAACCATCTTGTAGTATCCGCGTTGTTGCTCGGAAGTGAGGGTAAGTTGGTTCCAGATGTGCATCCAGTCACCATATTGACGGTCAATTCTTTGACCACCAATCTCGACCTCAACTTGAGAGATCATTTGCTCTCCGGGGAAATCTAACCAACGAGCGTAAACACCGTCTTTGGCAGTGCTGGTTCCAGTGTTGGCCATTTGTTGGTTAATCTCAGGAAGAGTTACCTGAAGATAAGTGCGGTAAGCAAGATCACCGTTTCTGCTGATGGTGCAGGTTACACGGCGACCGAAATCGGCTTGTCCGTTGAATGTTTGCTCAATGGACTCCATTGCGAAATTTGTGTGGCGTCTGTAAGAGACTTTCCAGAAAGTAATTTGAGGGTTACCCGTAAGATATACATCTTGGGCACCGTAAGCGACGAGTTGCATTAATCCACCTCCCATGGTTATACTATTGCTAAAGATTTTTTTTTTGCGAATTAATTCTTTTAACTACAATAAAAAAATTAATTTAATTAAAATTAAAGTTGTCCTTCAAAAATGTATTGATATAATTGTTCGAAAATATTTCTTTTTTACCTTCGTGATTTTTAATAAAAATATATTCATCCTTCTTTTTTTTAATTTTCCATCCATTATTTAATGTATTAAATAAAAAACAATAAATATATTTATTTTTTTCACAAATGTTATCATTATCAGTGTTATAATTTATATATTTCGATAAGATATAAATTTTATTTTCATTTTTTTTTAAAATATACCGATTATCCTTTTTTTGTATATCCCATTTCTGTTCTAAATAGTGATTAAGATAGTCCATTGTTTTTATCATAGAAGGATTTATTTTGGATATATCAAAATTTTCAATACAAGTATTCATTATTGTTAAATAGAGAGAAAACATAAATAAAAATATAACTTGAAAAGATTTACGGAAAAATACATATTAAATATAATTTTTTGAAAAATATTATATTGAATGCCTACATTTAAACATAAAACCAATAAAAAAATCGTATTGGATGAAAAAAGTATTATTACCTTAGATAGTAAACATAAAGAAATTGAAAAAGATTTTCAAAATGAAAAAGAAGACATATTACCTGATTTAAGAGCCAAGAAAAAACATTATACAAATCTATTAACTGATAAAACAATCACTATTGATCAACGATTGGAAATAGAAGATTTAATAAAGGATATTGTTAGTCAAATAAAAGAAATAAAAAAGAATAAAAAAAAATATTATTTAAACAACAATAAATTTATATATGATTATTTTGAAAATAAGAAAGAAATATCTATGGATAATAATCCAACTAAATTACTAAATTCCTTTTTCAAAATCAAGACTAATGATAATCAAGAAAAGGTAGAGAGTAAAAATAAAGATAATATTCAAAAATATTTATCTAATATTGATGAATCATTTATTGATATTAATAAATTTATATTTGAAACAGATATTTGTCAAATATGTAGAAAGGGAGAATTAATTCCTATTGACCATGAAGGTATTATGGTTTGTAATCATTGTCATAAACATATTCAATATTTGGTTGAAAATGAAAAACCTTCTTATAAAGAGCCACCTAAAGAAGCATGTTTCTATGCTTACAAAAGGATAAATCATTTCAGAGAAATATTAGCTCAATTTCAAGCCAAAGAAACTACACAAATTCCCGATGAAGTTCTTGAAAATATTAAAAATCAAATTAAGAAGGAGAGAATTGATCTTAAACAACTTAATAATAAAAAGGCAAAGGAAATTCTTAAAAAACTTGGATATAATAAATATTATGAACATATTCCTTTCATAAAAGATAAATTAGGAATTAAACCTCCAGTTATGACTCCTGAATTAGAAGAATCATTATGTAATTTGTTTATGGAAATCCAAGGACCCTATGCCAAGTTTTGTCCAGATGATCGCGTTAATTTTTTAAATTATTATTACACTGTTTACAAATTATGCGAATTGTTAGACCAAAGCCAATTTCTACCCTATTTTCCAATGTTGAAAGATAGAGAGAAAAGAATTGAACAAGATGAAATATGGAAAAAAATATGTGAAGAATTAGACTGGGAATTTATACCTACTATTTAAATAAATTAAGAAATATAAGAAGTAAAAACTTGATTCTCATATTTAATTATTATCCAATAACAATTAAATATGAATTATTTATAAAAATAAATATTTATATAAAATATATGAATAATACAAAACCAAAATCGAATCATATGAATAATGCAAAACCAGATTCGAATCATAGGAATAATACAAAACCAGATTCGAATCATAAGAATACTACAGAAATAAATAGAGGTGATGACTTCAACATTACATCTCAAACCGAACTGGAAGAAATTAAACACATTCAAGCATTCAGTGATTTAACTACTCATCCTGAAGATTTACTAAGTGATTGGATAGATGTATCCGGTCTTATGTTAACAACAAGTATATTGTTTTACAATATGGCTAGATCAAAACATATTAGAGTAGACCCAAAACTCGCAAAGCTAGTAGCTATAGCTTTAATATTAATATCAACATTATATTTAGCATATGGTCTTATTACATATACGAATAGAATGAATCACACTATTGAAAAATGTAGAGAATTTGAAACATGTCTCGATTCACAAGCGAATAAAATTACAAAGGTAAAAAATACATATATTGGAATAGGTATATTTACATTTTTTGCTCAGGCATTAATTGTTTATATTGTATTGTCTACTATTTAAATATCTAAGTCTAATAAATTCCCAACGCTATCTGATGTTTCTTTATTTTGAATAAATAATCGTGATTCCAAATACTTGTTCAATGTTTCTAATCTCGTTAATTCTATATGTAATTTACCAATTATTTCTCTCTGTCGTTGAATAGTATCTGTTAATTCTATATTTTCTTTGTAGTGATTATTTTTTTCTCTATTTAATATTTCCAACCATCTCTTATGTTTAACTCCATTTATATGTTGTCTAAATTTCGGCTTAGAATCGTATATATGTTCACTACGCGAACCACATGGACATCTAATTCCATGTTTAATAAAAGATGGACACATATCCATATAACATCCATTATCATCAAGAATAGGAGTATATATTTCGGGGTCTAAAGCTAATTCCATTTTAATATAATTTATTTAAATAATATTAAAAAAAGTTTCAATTTTAATTTAAATACCAGCAATGGGTGTATCTGGTAAACTAGTATAATTGTTTTCATCATTACTAGAATTAGAGTTTGTCTCATTATCTAAGCAAGTAGTTTTAAAGATAATACTTGTAACTAAATAAGGATCACAGTTGGAACTTGGTCTTCTATCTTCAAAATATCCCTTTTTATTTTTAATAGTATCATGTCCTCTTCTTACTGAAGCTCCTCTATTCGCAATTCCATCAGAAAATTTATTAAAATCGGCTGTTTCATATTCGCCAGTCATTCTCTCTTCATTTCCCGAACCATATACTTTCATATGTTCTTCGTGTGTTTTTGATAATCGAATAATTGCTTCATTAATATAATCTAATCCAGTTTTATTGTTTGTTCCATTTCGCATATTTTCTGTACTGTAATTAGTATGACATCCTGAACCATTCCAATCACCCTTTAATGGTTTTGGTGATAAATTAATATCTACATAATATTCCTCTCCAATTCTTTCTAATAAATATCTTGCCATCCATAGATGATCGCCTGCATCAATTCCTTCACAAATACCAATTTGATATTCCCATTGTTGAGGTGCTACTTCAGCATTCATACCTGCTATATTAATACCAGCACTTATACAATGCTTTAAATGTAGTTCAGCAATTTTTCTATAAATCGCATTTTCATTTCCAACACCACAGTAATAGTTTCCTTGTGGTTGTGAAAACTTAATGATATCTTCAAAACCTTTATCTTGAATAAAATATTCTTGTTCTAATCCGAACCATGGTTTTTCATCTAGATTTTTATTAAAAATTTCATTTGCGATATATCTAGTATTTGATGGTAGTGGAATACCTTTAGAATCGTATGTATCACACATAACTAATAATCCATTTCGTAAAAATGGATTACGAAACATTGCTCTAGGAATAATTGTTACTTCAGAATCAGTTCCTTTAGCTTGGCCTGTTGAACTTCCATCGTAATTCCAGTTAGGAATAAGATGTAAATTTTCTTTATCTGTAGATTGTATTCTCTCATTAAGCACACGTGTTTTTCCTCTTAGACAATTATTACCATCAATCCATACATACTCAACTACGGTTTTATTTTCCATTATATATAATTCACTAACTTGTTTTTAAGTAGCTACTATTAATAAAAAATTGATTTATTTTTAATTAAATAACATTATAGTATCACCAAATAAAGTAGAATAATTAATTATGAAGACGCGCTCTGTTACAAGATTGGAAAATAATTTGAGAAAGTTGCCAAGAGAATTACTTAGGATAATAGATACATTTAATGTAAATCATAGAAAACAAATGATTCATGTTTTTGATGAGATGTTATATAATGCTTCTCTGACATTTTGCGGAAATGATATGTGTGAACAAGAAATATCAATATATGATGCTATTGAAACAAAAATATTAGGTCATACATATCATTTCTGTGATAATAATTATTGTGAAGGTTATGGTGAATGGTCAATACGTTATGATTATAGAAAATTTATGAGAAGACAAGCTCAACAAGCTCAACAAACAACAGCAGTTCCATGGTTTGGTTAAGTAATAGAAAAATAAAAATTAAAATCAATTGTTTTATTTAAAAAAAAGGGTAATTAGATGTTTTGAAAATTCACCATCACTTGGATAATGTAATCCAGCTTTAACTCTTGTTGAGTCACATTGTTCAGCGATTTCATTTAATTTATCTTGTAAATCAGGATATTTTTTACCTAATGTGTGAGCTAAATAGTAAGCTTGAAAGGCATGTCCTGCTGGATAAGCAGGAGTATGAGCTGTAGTAGATGTTAATACATCTAAATCGGATAAAATTTGTTTTGGTCTGGCACGATTGATGGAATATTTTAAAGAGAGAATAATAAATTTTAAATGTGGCTGTGTTATTAATTTATTGAGGTCTTCAATACTTTCATGAACGACATTAACGAAAGCATAAGATATAGATGGATCAGTTAATTTGAAAAATTCAACATCTCCTAGAGTTCTTGTATTAATTGCTTTTTTAACTAACAAGGCATCTCGTTCATTATTAGGATATACAGGAATAGATGGTAAGAACCATATATATTTTTTTTGAACCAAAATAAGTAAGATGATATACAAAGCAATAATTTGTAATAATATTGTCATTTAAAAAATGAACATATTATTTTATCTTAAAATGATTTAAATTTAAAATCCTCCTGGGAATTTAACCAAGTTGGCACCGATACCGAAACCAGCACCAGAACGAGCACCAACAGCTAAGCTAGGAACATAGGTATCAAGGATACTGAAAGTAGCAGCAGCAGTTAAAGCAATAAGAGCAACTTCATCTAAGTTAAGTCCCTTCTTAGGGATAGCATAAGCAGCAATAGCAACCATAAGTCCTTCAACAAGGTATTTGATGGCTCTCTTGACGAGTTCACCTAAATCTAACATATTACCAGTCATTATATATAATTAAAAAAGAAAAAAATAATATTTAATTATAGTTCGTAAAAATACTTAAATATTAATAATTTAATTATTTATAATGAGTTTTTCTAAACCAATTAGTCCCCCAGAAGGCGTAGAACTAAAACACAATGCTGACGGAACAGAAAATGCTAAATATATTGATTTATTGGACGAGGATAAAGCAATCGCAGGACAAAAATTTGTTTGTTTATCTTTTATTTCACCTGAAGATATTTTAAAGCAAAAAGAAATGTATTTGTTTCAAAACTTTATTAAGAATTGGGACTTCTCCAAATCTATGGAAAAATTTACACAGTTCTTAAACTTTCTTTCTTATAAATATAGCATCGATTTTGAGAAAGTTACTAAAGACTTTCAAGAATTTACTAAAGATGAGAAGGAAAACTTAATTCAAACTTCTATTGAAGATGATTTTAAGAACTTTATGGATGATAATGAGGAGCGTCTAGAGAAAGAATTTGATACAGAACATAAATTTCAAACCTCCATTCGTGGTATTAAGGTTCGTGGTTGTTTTCCTACACAACAAGAGGCAGAGTTAAGATGTAAGATGTTAAGACAAAATGATCCTAACCATGATGTATATGTAGGACCTGTTGGTATTTGGGTTCCATTCCATCCTGAAGCTTACAAGACAGGACGCGTAGAGTATATGGAAGAGACACTTAATGAGCTAATGAGTGAGAAGAAGAAGAACGAGGAGAAGGCAAAGGATGAATTTGATAATCGTGTTAAAGAGGCTAAGGTAAAAGCAATGGAGGATAATAAGAAGAAGGCAGAGGAGACTGGAGCTAAACTTACACAAACTATCAATGCTGAAGGAGATTTAGTTTCTGTCGCTAATATGAACACACAAGAGAGTGCTATGGGTGAGAATGCTACATTAGATGATGTTAAGAAAGAGCTATTTGAGGGTGAAAATATTGTAACAGATAAAAATACTGACCATGGACTTACACAAGTTGAAGGTGGTAGTGATTCAACAAATGCTTAATTTATTAAGAATAAAACAATATAATAATAATAAAATATATTGTTTTAATGGTCAAAGGAAGTGATTCACAAGAAGAATCAAAAAGAAATTTATATGGTAATATTTATTTATTAGAAGATGAAATTAAAAAAATAAAACTTGAAATAGAAGAGATTAATATGAAAATTATTGAAGAATGTATCGAAAAAAATGGGAAACATGATTTTGAACGAGAAAGAGACCCAGGACTATATGGAGAATCTTATTTTGTTTGTAAACATTGTGGTTATGAATATTAAATATTACTAATGTATTTAAATATATAATAATGTCATTATTAATAAATGGAAATTCATAATGACACTGATAATACAGTAGATACTAATGAGTATGATTCATCTTTTCAAAATAAATGGTATTCTAGAGGATTCCCTTCGAATACGGCATGGGGATGGAATAAGGCAGCTCCTAAAAAATCTCTATACGATATTGGTATGGCTCACACTGCTAATACTTGTATGTTAAATTTTGTTGAACTGGTTCATTGGGCTCCATTAATTCCAGCTTTTCTAATGGCACAGTCTATACTTTATAACAGTGATAATTGGACTAATTATTTTAATAATGACCAACAAAGAACGCTTTTATTTCTACTTTCTCCTATGATCGCTTTTTTTGGAGGTCTTCCAGGTATTATGATGCATACATATGAGGGATGGCAAGTAGCTCCATTTAATAGTCCATTAAGAGGTGAATTAGAAGATACAAATGTGATTGTTTCTGATAAAAATAATCAGTGGTTAAGAATTGTAGCTTATTTTTTTATTTTTAATATGCAGTATATTGGATTACAAGCATTTTCATATGCTGTTTTAGGTCCAAGCTATTTTTTTGGCTGTTTTAAATTTTTATCTGTTATGGGATTTTTAATAGGTTATCTTGGTAATCAAGAATATAAAGCGACATTTAACTTTAAATGGAAAGATACAGCCGGAGGTTCTACATTTCCATTAGCTTGGGCTACATTAATACCATTTATAATGGCAGCATCATTAAATCTTTATGCGTTTACAGAGTTGGGTGATTTAATATTTCCGGGTCCATTTAGTATCATTAATTCATTAGCACCACCAATTTTAATAGCATTAGGTGGTGCCATAGAAGGTTTATTCGCAGAAACAATTTTTGATCAAAAAATACACGCTTTTGCTGTAATTCTTTTTAATATGGGTTTTTGGCTCCAACTGAATATGATTACAAAAGGTGGTGATATTCTTTCTGCTTCTTGTAGTAGTGAAAGTTATCCAATGTTAGAGAACAACTGATTAATTGTTTATGCAATAGGATCATCCCAATTATTTAAATCATCATCTGGTAATTGAATAGAACTTTTAAAATCAAGTGGGATTTCTTCATTTTTAATTCTTTGTTCAAGTTTCCAATCCTTCTTTTTGGTATCAAAAAGTTGTTGTCTATTATAATGTATAAGTTCTTTATTCTTAATATTATACTGGTTTCTACTTTTTGAATCCATAATGATTTCAAATTCAGTACATAAAGATTGTTTTGTATCAATAAGTGAAAGATATTCTTCTTCCATAACGGCGACAACTTTAGTATTCCATTCATTTAATTTGACATCTGGATCCTGATGCTCCCATAATTTATGATTCATCCAAGGACCCAATATATCCATTCTATATTCTATTTTATTATGTAAATTAGAATATTTCTCTCTTAGATTATGAATTCGTTCCTTCTTTTCATCAAACTTATAATATTTGGAAATAGATAAAATAAGACTAATATAAGTTGATATAGAAATACCAACAATTGATACGCTTGGCGCAGGAGTGTCAAAAAACTCTTTGGTAGATTGTAGAAATCCAGAAACAGTTGATAAGAAAATAACAGATATTTGAATATAATTTATTTTATTATTAAGGTCATCATATTCTAAGTCTAATAGTCTTTTATTTTCTTTACATTCTTTTAGAATATATAAATTATTATTAACAAAAGCTTCCAATTGATTTTTGAAAATAACAAACTGTTTTTTTGATTTAAAATTATCAGGTAAATTAATGTTTAGATTGTAATCCACACTAGGAATAACATCATTAGTAGTTTTATCCTTAATATCAATAGCAACATTTTGATTTAAGTTTTCATTAGAGTTTGATTGATTAGTTTTTTTTTTAGGTTTTTTGTCTTTGGAACCTAAGAGATTATCCTCTCTATCTAAAGTATTATTATTACTCGACATATAATAATAATACAGAAAAAATTATTACAATTATTACCATTTATTTTTACGAACATTTATTTTTGGACCAGCTCCTCGCTTTTGAACACTATTTGGATCATAAATTTCATCTTCCTCATCACTATCAATATCTTTAGACAATTCCCAAAATTCTTTTGATCCTAATCTAAAGTTTCCATGGTTTGCTGCTTTATACCAAAATATTTGGTCTTGTAATTTATTAGATTTGGAATTATTATTTATAACTAAACATTCAAAATTCTCTGTACATTGGTCCATAACTTGACAAAATGATTCGAATGTAGGAAACATACCGGCATAATTTTCCCAAATTCGCTTTCTATTCGCTATATATGGTTCACGAAGTATAAATACATAATCAATATTTGTTCTTAAATTTGGAGGTATGCCTAATGGATATTGCATTGTAATTATTAACATAACTTTCCAATGTCTACCATTCATAAATAACAATCTCATCATCTTGTCTTTTGTCCATTTATTATCATATAAACAATCGTCTAAAATTACAAATGCTCTAGGGTCAATACTAGTTCTTTTATATGCCTCCATTTCCTTTTTAATTTGTTTCATTACTGTTTTTTGTCGCTTAAGTATATTTTCTATAATGGCAGTATTGTATTCATCATGAATAAATAATTTTGGTACATGAGAAGCAAAAAAACCATTTCCCGCTTCAGTTCCTGATATAACTGTTCCAATAGGAATATCTTGATGATAATATAATAAATCTCTCACAAGAAAACTCTTTCCAGTATCTCTTCTACCAATTAATACTACAACTGGACCTTTATTTTCGTCAGGGCGGAAACTAATATTCTTCATATCAAATTTTTTCAAGTCTAAACTCATAATTATGATTTAACAAGAAAAAAAAAATTAATGAAATACGAAAAAAATAAGTTAGAATTAAGTTTTATATTTATAATAAGAATTATAAGAATGGACTTTTCTTTGTATTATCGGAAAACAAAAAATAATGATTTATTTCATGATTTAGAAGAATCTCAATTAGGCCTTAATAACCTACAGAATTATGTGCCATTATATGAAAAATTTTTTTCACTCAATCCAACCAATTTCAATAGTATTAATTTGAATCAAAAGTATTATCTTAATAAAGTTAACAATACTTTAACAAAAAATACATTAAATGTAAATGTATCCGATAATTCAAATAATATCATACAGAGAGATATATTCTGTAAATTCTCTCCACTACTTGACCCATTAAAATTTTTAACTGGTAAATATGATTTATCAGCAAATATACCGATTGAATTACCAATATATAATTCAAATAACAAATTTCCTAAACTATTAGATAAGAATAATAGTGCTTATGTAGACGCTTTTTTTACATATTTATCTAGTCAACTACTTCATCAAAATAATTTTATAAATAGCATTGATTATTACGGTGCTTTTATAGGTAAACAAGAAAAATTTTTATATAATATTGTAGACGATCTTGAATATCTGAATGATTGTGATTATTTTCATAATAATAGAAATGTATTTTTTAATCTAGAAACCGACGATTATAGCGATTTTTTCAATATCGATTCTAGAACAAATAAAAAAAAACTTATTATTAATGATAAAATAGATAAAATACAACTTGATTCATTTAACAGCGACGACTTTAAAATTTTTGCTAGTTCAGATGATACTAATACGAAAATTTATGATTTAAGTGAAGTATGTATTTATAATTATTCATTAAAAAAATCTAATGACTCCGATTCAGAATCATCATGTAGTTCAAAATCGTCAAATACAATGGATGAAATTAACAGTGATTGTGGTTCAGAATGTTCTGATGATAATGAGGATTCGGATAGCGATGATGGAGAAGAGCATGATGTAATGTGTTCATTATATGATTTTCCTATTCAGATGATTTCTCTCGAAAAATGTGATAATACATTGGATTATTTAATGGAAAATAATTTATTAAACAATAAAGAATGGATTTCTTGTTTATTTCAAATAATTATTAGTTTATCAACATTTCAAAAAACTTTTTCATTCACACATAATGACTTACATACGAATAATATTATGTATATTACGACTGAAAAACAATTTTTATATTATTGTTTTAATGGAATTCATTATAAAGTTCCAACATATGGAAAGATTTACAAATTAATTGATTTTGGTAGAGCTATTTATAAATTTAATGGACAAACAATGTGCAGTGATAGTTTTCACCAAAAAGGTGATGCTGCGTCTCAATATAATTGTGAACCATATTTTGATGATAAAAAACCTCGATTGGAACCCAATACTAGTTTTGATTTATGTAGATTAGCATGTTGTCTATATGATCATTTTATTGAAGACCTTTTTGAAGCAGAAATTATTATTAAAAAGAATAAAATAGCATCATTAATAAATTCTTGGCTATTAGATGATAAAGGAAGAAATATACTCTATAAAACAAGTGGAGAGGAACGATATCCTGAATTTAAATTGTATAAAATGATAGCTAGAACTATTCATAACGCAGTTCCTTCAAATCAATTAGAAAATCAAATATTTAAAGATTTTATTGTAACAAAAAAGAAAATTAACAAATCTAAAACAGTTATGAATATAGATAAGTATCCTGTATTAGTATAATTGGAATTTTTATATAACATAAATTATATAAAAATTATTTAAAAAGTTGGATTATCAACAAAGGCCATTGTGGCTTTTGAACCTCCTGTTGAGGTGGATGGAATATCAAACTGTGAATACAAATAAATTCCGACGACCGAGGCAAAATATACAACTAGTGACTCCTTTACGACATCTTTTAATGGTTTCTTCTCATCTTCTGGAACAAACTTCATCTCCAAAAATTTATACAAAAAGAACACAGTACATATGGCTAAAGCATAAATAAACACTTCCTGCATTTACATTAAACATAAATAAAGTTACTATACTTTTAACGAATTATGTTAATACTTCAATCTCTTCTAACCCAAGAGGAACCTTATTAAGTTCTTTTGGTTTTTCTAAATCATGAACATCCAATTCAGTTAAATTGATTTTTTCTCCAATGGTTATTTTATCATCATCATCATCGTCGTCCATTTCTTCTAATTTCCTTGCTTCATTTCTCTCATTACTAATTTGTTCTAATCTTTCTTCTGTTTTTGGAGCAATTATTTCTTCGATTTTATTGTCTAAATCTACTGCTCTATCAACATCATCGAATTTAATCGACTCATTCTTTTCCCCCTCATTTTCTAAAGGAGCTATTTCAAGAGGAGTTTCATCTATAACATCACTGGAATTTACAGTATCATTATCTACTTTCTCGATTTCAACTTCCTTCTCTTCTACAGGTTCTGTAGAAATAATCTCTTCTGTTTCTTCGACTTGAACATCATCCTCAACAGTTTCGTCAAGATATACTTTTAATATATCTTCTACAGGAATATTATCACGAATAGAATTTAAAATCTGTTCTCTCACAATTAATTCCAATTCTCTGTTGTGTTTTTGAATTTGTAAAGGAGTTATATTTTTTTCAAATAAATATATATTTGTATACATCTTTCGTGCTGTATTAATATAAATTTTATGAATAAAATTTTCTAGAGATGGAACATTAATATCAATCTTCTTTTGTTGATTTCCTACACGCATACACGTTAGACTTTTCAACTGAATAATATGAACACAACTAATTAAGTCAGTTAAATATCCACAATTACTTTTTTCTACAATTCTATTTGTTTCTTCTGTTACAATATTAGGATTCCACTTTGGAACTCTAGCTAAAAAATTTTGAAAAGTCATTAGATATTTCTCTAATTCATCGTTTTCCTCGCATAATTTCCAAGATTCATCAAAAATAGATCTAAATCCTTCAATTACTAGTGGTGTTAAAATGTTAATTAGACGTGCGCACCACTCATTTCTTGACTCTTGGAGACTTGTTATTGAATAATCATCCATTTACATAAACGAAATATTTTCTAAAGTATAATCCGAACGCTTTAATAAAAAATGAAGTATAGAAGACATTAATAGTTTCTCTTCTCTAAATTCTTTCTTAATTTTCTGAATATAAACCAAATATTCATATTTTTTTAATGTCTCTATATCTAAATCTTTAATGTATTCTATTATATCTAAAGCTGAATACCCTTTTTCATATAAAATTTCACTTATAGAATGAATTTCTTTTTTGTTTATTTTTTCAAAATCAGTCTTAAATTTAGTTTTTTTTTGTTTATTTAATTTTATTATAGAGAATGTTTTATCTAAATTATATTGATGTAAATTCACTTCTTTATTATTTACGGTTGGTTGAGGAATAAATATTTCACAAAAACGAGACAATATAGGCCGTAATAATTTATATTTATCATCAACTATAATAAAAAATCTTGTTGAATGACTAAACAATTCAATACACCTTCTTAATGCGGATTGAGCATCAATAGTTAATTTGTCTGCGTTTAATAGAATAATGCTCTTAAAAATAGAACCTTCTTGTAAATTAATATTTGTTCTGGCAAAAAATTTTAATTCTTCTCTAATAAATTTAATACCTTTTCCATGAGCACAATTAACAGTCATTATATAATTTTTAATCATAAGTTTGTCATTTCTATAAATCTTTTTCAAGAAGTTGAATAATATAGTTTTTTTACCACAACCAGAAGTTCCATGAAATATAATATTGGGGATTTTCTTATGTTCTATAAAATTATCTAATTTATCAGTTATATCTTTATGAATTGTTAGTGACATTAATATATTAATAATTAGTTACTTTTTAACTAATTATTACTTATTTATATTTTCGTTTCGTTGATTTATTTCTTATTATCTTTTTGTTTTTTGTTTTTTTATTCTTTCTTATTTTTTTTCCTCCTTCAAATGCTACTTCATAGAAAATAAATTCTGGTATATCATTATTTGTATTACATTCTAAAAAACCACATATTTCTTTACATTCTCTCATTATATATGTTAATCGTTCATTTTCGATTTCATTATCAATAGGACATTTATCTAAATTTGTTCCACCTGTTCCAACAATATATTGTTGAATTTTCATATTTGATTCTTCATTTATTTTGAGTGAAATACTACCTGATTGGTATAGATGTATATCCGCACACAAATAAAAGTAATTTACACTCTCTTTCAATGACTCGTATATTTCTTTTAAGACATCATCAAAATTAATAATGTCTTCAACAGTTTTATTTTTACTTTTTTTTAATTTTAATCCTATTATCGGATGATGTCCAATGATTATTAAATTTTTAATTTCACCATCATACTTATGTATAGTTTCTTTAATAAATTCTAGTTGATGTGCTTGTAGTTTTTCAATAGTAATAGACTCATCATGTAAAAAAGCTTTATAACAAGGTAAAAATAATTCTGCTGTAGACTCATACATACTTGTATCAATCATTAATACCAAAGTTCCATGTTGTAACATTTTTTCATGTGATAATTTATAGTCAATCTTTGTATTGTCTCCAATAGCTATGTTTTCATATTCAATTACTTTACAATCATTTTCTGAAACAGGATTTTCTAAATTATCAATAAACAAATTATTCTCTCCTGTATTTGTTTCCAAATCGTGGTTACCTAATATCATATATATGTCTATATCTTGGGGTAAATATTCAAATCCTAAATTCAGTTTTTCTGGAATTATAATTTTCTTTTTTTCACCATCATCAGATTCTTTAATTGTATAGTAATTATCACCAGCAACACTCAAAAAATCTATTACTGGTAAGCTATTTAGTCTGTCGTTTAATCTTGTCATTACATTTTTAAGACAACCTTTATTAAGATTATTCCAACATCCAAAATGTATAAAGTTGCTCATATTAAATTAAGTATTTATAATAAAATTGAAATAAGTTAATTTAATAATAAGTTATTAAATTAACAATGAAGGTAACGAATACTGATTTACTAAAAAATAAATATAAATATTCAATTGAAATTCTTGAAGAAAATATTGAACATCTTGATGAAAAAATACTATTAGCAACACAAAAACTCACTCCAGAATTTTGTGTTAAATATATATTGGATTTAGATATTGAATCAGGTGGAGAAGAATCATATATATTTGATGTTTGTTATATATTAGCATTTCAAAAACATATAACTAAAAAAGAATTAAAAGATTTAATAACTACTTAGACTTTTGGTATAAGGATTTTGTTTAAATGCTGTTAAGATATCAGGATTAATTCTATCACAGTCTT